TCGCCAGTTAATGTTGTGTGAACATTTTTAATTGTTGCATTAGCAAATTCGTCGTGGTCAGCATCGATACCGCCATCCATTAAATATACGTTTACGCCATCACCTGAATAGGTTGCGTCAAATTCTGTTCTTAAAGGTAAATTTCTAGTTACCAATCTTTGCAAATGCCAGTGACTTGTTGTTTCACTTGTTACAAATGAGTTTGCTGAAGTACCTTCTTTAAAATCAAATCCAGTTAAACTATCTATACTATCAACATTGGCTGATGGAACATCAACTAATAGTAAGGATTTATTGTCTTCTGTCAGTTCATTATATCTTTTTGAGACTGTACCACCCAGTCCCGTGATTGCCGTATTGGCAGTATCGCCTGCCTGGTCAATTTTAACTATGAATTCTGCCATTCTTTTTCCCCGAGTTGTTTATATTCGTTTATAATATCTATTTCAAGTACAGGAATAGATATTATCTTTTCAAGATGTTTTCTAAATCTATTGTCAAAAACATCGTGTTGTTCATTATATTTATCTACATAGTAACGTTTTACTCCTTCGAAGCCGGTATATTTGTTGCTTTTAGGAACTACATCAAACCCTCCTGCAGAGTAATAATGCTGTCTTTGTAAGTAAAACATCTGCATTTGTAGGTAGTTTCCAGTTTTATTACTTTTTAATATATTGTAAACTGCATCATTTAATTCCACAGTATTTATGGATTTGTCTACTATCTCATCATTTAGTGTATTAACGTCAACCCTAGTTTTTTCATACAAGTCTCTGTACTTTAATAATGTTTTATCTACATTAGATAAATGTGTTTGTTTAATTGTTTTGTAAGTGCATAATGCTAAAGATGTGTTATAATAATGCAAGTTTCCTAAATCACAACCTTTATCACTAAAGAATAAATCATACACCATAGAATTGTTTTCTGGTACAAGTAATGGTTTTTCACTAAATTTACCTTGTTGACTCATTATTGGTGTAAAAAAGTTTCCTCCTATTGCTAAATCCTCTCCTATTATATCAAATAATTTTAAATGTAAACATAATTGAGGACTAGTACATTTGTAAGCCGTTCCATAACTAATAAACTCACCGCTATCAAAAAAGTTAGCAAAGTTTATATCAATATATTGATATGGTATGTCTAACTCTTCGCAAGTTTGTACGGCATATTGTATATCATAATCATTATAACATATACCGTTGTCCATCCATCTGCCTATCAAACATTTAACTTTTTTGTGTTTGTGAAATAGTCTAAGCATTATATCACTGTCTAGTCCACCACTACAACATAATGTAATATTTTTATGACCACTAGTTGCTTCTAGTATATTGTCACTCCAACTTAAATCGTTAATTGTTTTATCTTTGAAATTATACATTACTCTATTTGTAATGTTATCTATCAGTATTGTTTTATCTTGATAATCTCGTTGTTCCATATTATGCCAATCCGGCAAATACGTTAAATGAACCGCTCATAATAGGATGACCACACGATGTAAGGTCTCCCATTCGTGCTACAGGTCTACCATTAAAAAGCACAGCCATAGGTGGTGAAAATGCACCTGTTACAATTTTACTTACCGCACAGGTTGGAACGTCTGGGGCCGGTGGATGAGGTGCTATTGAATCTCCTAGTAATGCGGCTGGTAAACCGTTAACTAGTACAGGACCAAACGGAAGTACTGAGCCTGGGCCTAATATAGGTCCAATTGCCATATCTATTCCAATTCTTGCTACTGGTCTCATACAAGTATTTATCTATTGTAAATACTAGCCTGTTAAGATTTGTTTGTCAGGTGAGGAAGGTCTAATAATATTTGATGTACTTTGCTGATATGCATCTGCAACTTCAGAATCTGTTTCAACTAATGCCAAGACACTATTAATATTAATTGTTGTAGGACCAGGCTTACAACTAAAGATCCAAGGAACTAATCCAACTCCGCCTTGTGGTGTAGGACTAAGTGCTAATGGTTTATCGATTGATAAAGAAGTATCATCAGCCTCTTGAAAACTAGCAACGACTTCTTCGCCACTTGCTAATTTAATTGTTATGGTATCGTGTTTTGTTAATTTGTCTAGTATTGCTTTCATACAACTACTTATGTTGTATTATAAGTTGAAGCCTTTGAAAGTGGTGTCGTCAACGTCTTGCTTAGTGCCGCCAATTACATAACTACTGATTTCTGTTTCTTGAGGTGCTACTTGTACACTACCACCGGTTATCCAAGATTGAGTCCAAGGTAAAGGATTTGTTCCTGTGCTGTATGGAGTATCTAAGCCTACTGCTCTCATTCTTTTACCAGCAATAAACTCTACATACTGCTTTAACAGTTCTGCATTAAGTCCAATAATACTTCCATCTTTGAACAAATAGTCTGCCCATTTCTTTTCTTGTTCAACAGCATCAAAGAACATCTGTCTGCATTCTTCTATAGATTCTTTGGCAATTTTTTCAAAGTCTTTGTCTTCACGTGGAAGAAGTTTTAGCATTTGTTGGGTGCTAGCCAAGTGAACGTTTTCATCTCTAGCAATAAATTTAATAATTTTTGCATTACCTTCCATTCTTTTGAGTTCAGCAAATGCCCAACTACAAGCAAATGAAACATAAAAACGTACACCTTCTAATATGTTTACACTCATTAAGCATTTCCAAATACGTCTTTTATGCTCATACTCGTCATACTTTTTACTACCTTGTTCTCTAAGTCTATTGTATTCTATCAGTTTATCATAGTTTTCTGTAATACTATCTGCACAATCACATATCTCTTTGATATCTAACATCTCATCAAAAACTTTGCTTGGGTCAGGATATACGTTTCTGATAATATGTGTATAACTTCTACTGTGAATAGTTTCACTGAATGCCCAAGTTTCAATCCAGGTCTCTAATTCTGGAATACTAACAATAGGCAAAAAAGCAAGATTAGGTGAACGACCTTGTACACTATCTAATAGTATTTGCCTTTTTAAGTTACTGGTAAAAATATGTTGCTCAAAGTCTGTTAGGTCTTTGAAGTCTTTACTGTCCTTGGTAATATCTACTTCTTCTGGACGCCAAAAAAAACCTAACTGCTTATCTGTTAAGTTATCAAACTGTTTGTACTTTAATGTATCAAACCTTTGCATTCCAAGTCCACCATTGGTGTCTAAAAACATCTTAGCCTTTGTGTGGTCTGATTTATTTTTTACGTCTAATACACTCATTTAAATTTTACAACTCTCGCAATCTTCGTCATCTAGTTCGCCTGCCTCTAAGTCAGGTAGTTTGTCATCTTTGTTAATATCTATCTCACCTTGTCCATCGTATGTGTTATTGTAATATAACTGCTTACCGCCATACTTATAAAACATTAGAAGATCCTGAATCAGCACACTCATTGGTACTTTTTCATCTTCATAGTGTTCAGGATTGTAAGAAGTATTTACCGAAATCCCTTGGTCAATGTACTTTTGAAGTACAGCCATTATTTTTAAATAACCTTGTGGGGACTTCTGCTCCCATAGTAAATCATATTTATTTTTATAATATGGGAAGCCTGGTACAACCTGTTTGAGAATACCGTGTTTGCTTTGTTTAATACTTACAAAACTTCTTGGCGGCTCAATACCGTTTGTACTGTTACTAATTTGTGCAGACGTTTCACTGGGCATAAGTGCCATCAATGTACTGTTTCGAATACCTGTTTCTTTAAGTTGCTTACGCAAACCTTTCCAGTCCAATCTTTCTTTGTGTTTAACTAAATCATCGACATCTTTTTTGTATGTCTGGTTAGGTGTTATGCCTTGTCCATATTTTGTTTCTGGTGTGCCAGGACAAGCACCTTTTTCTACTGCGAGATCGGCACTTGCTTTAATTAAACTGTAACTCCAAACTTCTGCCCATTCGTCAACTAATTCTAAGTTAGGATCTTGATAATTTGTATCATTCTTTGCTAACCAATATGCAAAGTTGATAATACCAATACCTAGTGGACGTCTTTTCATTGTGCTGAGTTGTGCCGCTAGTACTGGATACTCTTGATAGTCAAGTAATTCGTCTAACCCTCTAACAGCAAGATTACATACTTTCTCCATATCGCTGAAATCTTTTATTACTCCCCAATTGATTGCACTCAAAGTACACAAACTAATTTCGCCTTCTTCATCTGAAATGTTGTTCAAAGGTTTTGTGGGTAAATCAATTTCACAACATAAGTTACTTTGTCTGATAGGTGCTACTTCCTCAATAAATGATCCGTGTGTATTTGCGTGGTCAACATTCATCAAGTAAATTCTGCCTGTGTCTTTTCTTTCTGATACAAACGAACTAAACAATTCAATAGCAGGAATAGACTTCTTCCTAATACTGGTTTTACGTTCTGCCGCTTCATATAATTCTTTAAACTTGTCTTGGTCTGTAAAGAATGAATCGTAAAGTCCAGGAACATCTTTAGGTGAGAACAATGTGATGTTACCACCGCTGATGAGCCTTTCATACATAAGTTTGTTAAACTG